TTCCAATTGTTATTTCTGTCATTTCTTCTCCTTTAATCTGCGTCTGGCAGCCGGAACCGGTGTCTCCAGCCTTCGGTGCCAAGAAGATCGTCGTAATCGCATTTGTCCAGTTCCATCTCAATCAGATCATAGTGCCCAAAGACCGACATAAGTTCTGCGGGAGTGGCGTGGCCTACGATTGCTTTGCCCCGGATTATGTTTATCTGCTTGTCCGTCAGAAGTTTAGGTCGTGAAAATTTTTCAGCCCTTCTGCTCCTTGTCCAACCGCGCAAAGTACGCTTCACTTTCCCATTCAGGTCCGCATGGCTTGTCTTTGCGCTCCTCTAAAAGTTCAGCGTAGATTTCTGCTTGGGATCGTCCGTCGAAGAGGGCGACCATGTAAGCGTCGTTCCAACACTTTTCGCAGGCCATCCATTTTTCCTCTCGTCGTACCGCTTTTTGATAAGCTCGACCAACTCCGGATCACGATACCTGAATTGATCCGGAATGTCAAGCGAAATCACGCTCGGCGGGTTATACAATCCGAGAACCTTGAGCAGGTATCGGATCGCCTCGGCCTGCTCCTCGGACATGCAGACTACCTCTTCCGCCCACGTCAGCAGAACCTCGTCCACCGGGATCAAAGCAAAGTCCCCAGTCGCCCCGGCGCATCGTGTGTTGAAGTTGTAGGGTTCTTGGGACAGCACCCAAGCGGCGGTAGGAGACCGCAGGAGCCCAGCGGAGCAGACGCAAAGCACCTTCTTGTACTCGCCTTGGTTAGGATTTTTTGCATTGCCTAAACGGTTCATCGTAACTCTGGACATGTTATTCTCCGTGTATCAGACAGTCTCGGTTTGGGGAGTTTAGCGGAGTGCAGATGCAAGTTCCAGCTTTCTTCCCCGTGTCAGGTTTCATTTCTTCCTCAGTGGCTTCCCTCTCAGGGCGTAAAGTAAGACCACACAAAGCATATCCAGCGATATCTATAAAGGGAGATTCCCCAAAGGAGTCATTATCCGTGGCAAGCCTCTTCATCTTGTCCCAAATTCGAGCTAAAAGAAGGGCGTTTTCGTATTGCTTGGGTTTGATTCCGTCTGGATACAAGATTTCCCACGCGGAACCCGACGTGCCGAAGCTATTCCCGTAGGCTACGTTCTTCTTCTTCACAATCTCGGCTACTCCGTCCACTTCTTCTGCAAAGCTCATTCGTAGTTCTCCTGAATGGAAACGAATCGACATCGGGCGTGCTTCATCGATTTAGCCAAGGGGATCAGCCACGTTAGATTGGGTATGGCGTTCGCCACGGTCACGTCCTTCACCGGAAGAACAACGATCTCCTCGTCCGTAGTAGTTTTCACCAAGGACAGGTCACCCTGCGCGTGAAAGAAATAGACAATCCAATCAGGACCGACCAATTCCGCGAAATCCACCCACTGTTCTGGACAGGTTTCGTAGCCGGTCTCTTCCTCAAACTCCCGGCACATCGCTTCGACCGGTCGCTCGCTGACCTCGACGTGGCCCCCGACTCCGTTGAGCTTCCCCGCCTGCCACGCTGGGCGAGTTTTGCGGATTAGCGCGACCTTGTCGTTCTGGAACATGAAGCCGACGACGTATTCGGTGTATTTTGGCATTACGAAACCTCCTGTTTATCTTCGGGCGGCGGAGATTCTATCCACACGTCCATGCCTATAATAGCCTTACAGGACCCACACTGCTTAATTCCGGGTTGCATGAAAATCATTACACCACAGTAGGGGCAATATGTTCCAGCTAATTTTGCCCCCGTTTTCCCTGCGCGCTTAACCATTCTTCGGGGTCTCCATCGCCCTCTTTTTCATCTTCCTCTTTTCCGAAAATCCGGTCCCAGCCCTCGCGGTATTCTTCGGTCGCCGGGCGTTGTTTGTAGTCGAACATTATTCTTTCTCCACGACGATTTCGGCTTTCAGCAGATCAACCGTATTCTGGAATGCCTGCATCAGGACTTCGGGCTTGATGTTGAGCGGGTAGACCTCTCCGGTTCTTCCCATCCCTGCCATAACGCAATCCACGATCATGTCGAGCACGTCGATCAAGTTCACGTCTGAGGGTACACCGTCTTCAGCCAGAAGATGATGCCGATTAACCTTGCGATGGTTATCCCACCACGTTGTTTCTTTGAATCCAGTTACGAAGTCGTGGTAGAAACCGTCGAGGTCTGTCAGTTTGTCGGAATCGTGGCGGGCAGCCGACTCCTGCAGTAAATCTTGAAAGAAGTCCAGTCCCCGTCGGACATCCCGAATATGTTGGACGCTGCTCTCCCTCAACGTTTCTTTAGACACCTTAGAAAAATCGCAGGAACGGGTGTCCGCCGTCTTACTTTGTTGAATTTTTATCACTATTTCCTCCTGTCCAGTTAATGGACTAAACCCGTGTCTGTATAGTTCCCGTAACGCCCCGACTCTTGTCAACAATGTAGCTAGACAGAGCCGCATCGGATAGGAAGGCGTTGCGTTCGTGATAGCGGTCGGCCCCCCGAAGCGACGACATTTGATAGTGTGTCCCGCCTGTCAGCTCGCGAACAACCTCGTGGTGCAGATGCCCAGTGAAAAAAGCACGGTAGACCGTAGAAGCCCAGAGAGCTGTAGACTCCTTTGCCATCGTAGCCATGTATTGCGGCGGTTTCAAGTTTCCGTCTCCGTGGGCGAACCCCATCAGAGTCGTGCCGTAGGCGTCGTAGGAACGAGACTTAGCGGAGAACTCAATCTCCACATCATCCTTTCCCCGGTAGGCGGCTTCGATAACTTTCGCCAAGGCCAGAGTCAGCAGACGGTCGTGATTGCCCGGGACGACGTGAATCTTCACTCGGGCCACCTGACGTAGACAGTCAATGTCTCGCAGCGCAAGGTCGAATCCTTCCGAGAGAATCTGAGCGGCTGTTCCGTCCATCTCCTGTGGGGTACCCTTCGTAGTGCCCCCAAGATCGTTGTCTACGGTAAGGAAGTCATGCCCGACACAGTAGTAGAACGAGTCTGGCGTGCCTCGGTCGGCCACGTCTTGCAGCATCATTCCTCGGGCGTATACCAGCCTATCTTCGGCCTCGGCTCGGCTGAAATTTTCGCCAGTCTCTGTAACCCACCCAGAACCTCCGTAATGAAGTTCTCCTGCACTCGTGACTACCGCAAAGGGCGAGCGGGGTATTCCAAGATTAACCATAGGAGGTGTATACGAAGGAAGCAAAGAAACAATCTGATCCTGAAGCGGGAGGATGAAGTTCTGCTCCAAGTTATTCCACTTCCGCGCGTCCAGCTTGGTCTGGTGCCACTTCTTCTTCTCGAAACTTTCCCATACGGACTGCCTACGCTGCTGGAAGGCGTCGTCGGACAGGTCTTCGACTTCCCGGGTCATCATCTCTTCTCGGGTAAATGGCTCAGACTCGTGGGTCCACCCGTGAATTGCTTTCAGCTCCATAAACTGATCCCGGGGGATCGCGAAGCGGCGGCATATTTCATTGATTGTGGCAGGTACGCCGTCCCAGTCGCTGTAGGCTTTCTTCATGGAGCGGAACTTTACACCAGACATGACTAGGGGCTTCGGTCGGCACTTCAGCACGGTCACATACGTATCAGATTGGCCGTTAAAAACATAGCGCTCTTTTTGTACCCAATCCCCCAAGTCTTCGTCTTGCTCGGGTTGCACCGGCGCGGCGGTGGACGTAGCTGGTACCTCATACTTTGACTCCGGCCTCTCAAAGGTCACGGGGATGTCTCGGAGGATGCGGCTGATGGTCTTGTGATGGAGACCGAACTCCTTTGCGATCTTCCGCGCACTGAGAGTCGGGCAACATTGGTGAACCTTCAGAATCTCTTGACGCAGGTCATAGGGTACTGCGGTGGTTTTAGGCATCCGATTTCAATCCTTTTGTGAGCGGGGCTAAACGGCCAAGAGCTTCGTTGAGGAGACGGCCAGCAACTTCGTCCAAACCAAAATTGGACAACCAGTTGATCTCTTCCCTCGTATCTTTTATCTTTAGGAGGCGGTCTCTGGTGAATTTTGCGGCTTGTTCCCAGACTTTATCATAACTCTCGTCGGAGAAGTAAAAACCGTCAAGTTTGACGTGAAAAGTATCAAAGCCGTGACTGTCACTATCTGTCCACCCCTTCTCCGGTTTTACCCATTGCAGCCTAACAAAATCTTCGTTGTCCATTATTCGGATTCCTCCTTGAGTTCTCCCAGCACGTACAGCGCGGTCATCGCGGCCCCGTCGTGGAGCCCGTTCTTGTATGAAACTTGAGAGTCCTCGTCCACGTCTGAAAACGTGCGTGCAGCGAAGCTCTTGAGCCGGGCTACAGTCTCATCGGGGAGTCTCACGGTTTCCTCGTCCAGAAAACGGACAAATTCGCGCGACTTTTCGAATTCCGTCCACCGGTCGAAAGGATAGTGAGAATAGCAATAGGATTCTAGAACAACCCGGACCACTGCCGGAAACGCCTTTGCTCCACAAGTTGAGCAGATTTGTTCATCCCACTGAACGTCTCGAATCGTTGTGCCCGAGGTTTGTACGGACGAGCAGTGGCCTTGTTCGCAGGCAAAGCAGAGACAATACTCAACTCGATCCGGCCTTGTCTCTTCGGGCGGCGGAATAGTTTTCTTTTGCCAGAACCATCGCATTAAGGTGTCCTCCGATAAACAACGTCGTTAACGATTACGGTGATCGCGAGAAATAGCATAATTGCCCGGCCAATAACATCGGAAAGCCCAGCCGATAAAAGACATAAGAACAGGGAGAAGGCAATCGCTATAAATCTGTCGAATCGTCTCATGGTTCTCGTCCAGTTAATGGACTTCCCTGCTTGAATTTTTCGAGGTACTCGGCGGCCTTCCGAAGTAAGTCGGCCCGGTCGTTGTAGAAGTGTAAACCTTTATTACAGAACCAGCAGGCCACCCCTCGGACACTGGCTTTCTTCAAATCTGCTCGCACGAAACGAACGGCGTCCGCCCTCTTCCAAGTGTGGTACTCAAAATGCTGTCCGTTGTAGTCGGCTTCCGCCTTCCAGCAATCCCCTTTGCTAAGAGGCTTCTGGGTGAGAATCTTCACCTTGGAATATGAATGGTCATGCTCCACGGACAGCCCCCGCGTAACCGGCGGCTTATTGCATATCCAGCATAGTCCATTATTTTCCGCGAGAAGTTTGTTGTAGTCCTCCAGCGTGATCCCGAAGGCGTTTTGAAGGCGCTGGTCCTTCTGTTTGTCGAGGTCTTCTTTCTTTCTCGGTTTTTTACCCACAGTTTTTCTCCGCCTCCACCATTGCTTTCCAAGTCGCCGGACAGCACGAGAAATGGATTTCGTCATCCAAGTAAAATATCATCACATCAGAAGTCCGCTGGAAATCCATTCGTAGAGCGTGGCCGTCGCATCCTTCGGGTAGACACATATTCCAACACTTGAACTGAACATCCTTGCCCCTCGTCGTCCCCACGTCCCCTCCTATTTGAAGAAAACTATACTTCCAATCGTGGTTGTAACAACGCCAGCCAATTTCTCCGGCACCTCCGACCGGTGCATGAAGTACACCGCCCCGCCGGTCTTATCGGTTACCATCCCCGAGGTTACGGATTCCAGCTTACTGAGCAACTGCCCGAACTGGGGGTCGCGCAGGTCCGGGAAGCCGCCGGTCTCTTCGGCGAGGAACGCGGCGCAGTTCTCATACAGGTCTCCGTTGAACCAGCCTTCCTTCGCGCGGTTCATAAACACTTGGCAGGCGGCGAGTTGAGCTTGGTGCAGATCAGTAGGCGCGGCCCGCCAGCAGGCTAACGCAATGATAGAACCTTTGAAACTCGCAGCGTCCATTACTCCCCCTGTCCATTAACTGGATTTGGAAATTCGACTATTTTCTTCTGAACAATTTCGTAGGTTTCGGGCAGGAAGAACTTGGCCGCGTGCAGTCG